AATGTTGATATTGCGAGTACCGCTCGAAGACATAAGTTCTACATCAACAAGACGGATATTTGTAGGCGCACCATCTTTGTCTGGGTAAGTGTCAGAGGGTAGGACAATGTAGCCCTGCTCGTTAAACTTAACATCCCGTAGGATTGTAGCTAGGCTCTGTACAAAGGCTTGTTGTTCAGCAGAAGCACTAGCAGATAAGTACTCAGAGGGAATACGAGCAACTGGGATACCAGCCAACTCACGCTCTACAGCAATAGCTTCGATAGACTGTAGGTTATTCAGGTATTCATACGATGTGTATGCGTTACGTAGAATAGAACGACCTGAAGCATCACCATTCAGAGTAGTTGTGCGATAGTAGAGAGATTTGCTGATAGGAATGAAGTTATTGTTGTTCATCCCACCAACATCTTGCTGCATACCAAGGACATCACCAGTCTGTTGGTCTACATCAAACTTGCTAACAGTCCAAGGAGCGCGAGAGGCAATCTTACGAATACCCATACGGCCATCAGTGTACTTAGACTTTTTCTTGTCACTGCGGCTCGTTGGGCCTACCCTACGCTTATACACAACCTCGAACCAAGCAAAGCCATACGAGAGGTAAGATAGCGCCTCAGAGATATGGTCATCTAGAGTGTGATCCATGTCGTGAAGAACTTCTTCAACAAACTGAGCCTCACGCTTGGCTTCTTCGCTATCGTTTACAGGTTTTACTTTGATTTCTACGTCACGAAGGATTTGTTCTACAGCGTACATAACAGCACCAATAGTGCTATCGTTATCACGCATTTCTCTAAATTTACGAACAGCCTTCTTACCACGAAGCTCTGGCAGAAACTCGTCAGCACGAATTTGCCCATGTCGTGTATTTTGACCTGCAACACCAAGAACGAGTTTTGCTTCTGCCTCTGGGAGATTATTGACCATAACTATAGGTTTCCATCATCTATTTATAAGACCCTTAGAACTACTATAGACAAGGGCAAGTTTAGGTTTACTGTACCCATTCAACGACAACTCAGTTAAGGCCCACACAAGGGCATCAAGTCTGTCAGGAGAACCTATAGAACCTAATGGCTCCCATGTTCGCATCTGTGTCTCAAGCTCATTCAGACTAGACCCATCTGGGGGGTTTGCCACGTGCTTAACAAGATTACGCTCATATAGGGCAGATATAGGTTCAGCGCGGGCATATTTACCACGAGAAGCGTGTACAAGTTTAATAGGAACTGTTTCATCTTCACCTTCTAGTGTTGTTCTGACCATATCCCCACCTTGGTTTTTCTCAGCCACAATCCTATCTGCACCATATTGATGGTAGAGTTGGACAGCCTTAGAGGCCCAGCCTTGAGGGGATAGACGATCTGTGTAGTCACCTAGGACATAGGCAACACCATTCACATCTAGTGCTGCAACAACAATACCCGTCATGTCACTCTCAGCGTTAGAGGTAACAGCAGGGTCTAGTGCAACAACAATTCTGGTAAAGTCGGGGAGGTCTTCGTGCTTAACAGAACATCTGTCCAGCATATCTGTAGTCCACAGTGCGCCTTGCGCTTCCTCTAGGACTTCAGCGTAAAGTTCTTGCCTACCTAGTCTAGTACCCTCGTACTGCTCTTTAACGGCAGTCAAGTAGGTCGGAGCAAGGTTAGCAGCATTATCAAAGGTAGTCCCTGTAGTAACATGGGTCTTAGGGTCTTTAAGAATTTGTCTGACTAACTTGGTAGGTTTAGGTGTAGTAGTCACCATAATACGGGGATGATCCCCTAGACGCATACAGAACTGGAGCATAGTCCAAGTGTCTATGTCTTTGTTCCAAGCGGCAAGCTCATCACACCAAGCCATCTGAAATTCTGGGCCACGAAGACGCTCAGGTTCCTCTGCCGAGAAGAACAAGACTTGAGCGCCATTAGCCCACGTTAATGCTCTTTTGGTGGGAGACCACTCAGGAAAACCCATAGGCTTATCCTTGTAGGTCTTGTCACCCTTCCAGCAGACATTGAGGAAACCAGATTCCCCTTTAACCATAACCCGTTCAATATCCGAGTTGGTAGAGGCTACAGCAGCGATACGCTTAAAACCACGCTTAACTTGCTCTCTTACCCATTCAACACCAGAACGAGTTTTACCATAACCACGACCAGCATTGATGAACCATGTGTTCCAATCGCCAGCAGGCTCTAGTTGATTGTCTCTAGCCCAGAACTCCCACGTATGCTTGAGTTCTTCTACTTTAATTGGGCCTAGAGCAGCTAGAACCTCTTTAACCTTAGCTGGGGGTAACTGTCTAAGAACCTCAGACGTTATCTTCCTTTGAGGTGTGGTCATCTTCATTTAATCCTAGCAATCCCATCAGAGTGTCGATTGCACTTTCATCTAGCTCAGGGTCAACATCCTGCTCAACTTCATTAACTGTGTGAGTTGGCGACCACCCACCTTTGGAACGAAGGAACAACTCTTGAGACTTGAAGTCCCCAGCTAGAGCTTGGTCAATAACTTTCTTACCAACCTGTCCGTTAATCTTAGCTCTCTCAGCTTCAATAAAGTTACCATATGTTTTGTACATGGTGGAGAGAGACTTAGGTGCTTGGGATAGGTGTTGCATAGAGGCGATCATCTGACGGATGCCAATACCACCTTGGATGCACTCTAGAATGTGTTTCTCTACTAGTTTACTGTAAGGTAGTTTTTCTGGCATCACTTGGCCCCTTGGTTCTGCCCTTCGGGCTTTAGTGTCATCAACAACAATAATTAGCTACAACAATTAAGTAACTTAAGTGGGTAGCACAGATTGAGAACTATAAGTTGTCATCGGCAAGACCTCATACCTATTATTCAACATAATCTGGAGGTGTTCGTCTTGGTTGACTGAAAACTACTATGTAGCTCTCTATACTTAAGTCCTATACTTAAGTTCTACAACATACACTGTATATAAACTAGTTATGTTAAAGAAGCGATAGTGAGAAACTTAAGTTATCCCCTTACCCCTTACTTATATATACCTTCACGATTGGAAATCTTAGACACTCTTTTTGGTAGTTTTTTGTAACTATTTTATAAGTGGTTGATAAGTAAGGAAAGAAAGTTGATCACTTTTTGTTACAGTTTGTTACATTATGGCTAAAGTAGGTGAGTTTGCTACCTTAAGATGTAAACTATCATCCTTTTGTGTTGATGCAGAGGTACTGCACATTGGTACAATACATTGCCAGAGTAGAGTTCCGTGGCTTAGGTGTGGGTCTTCGACCTATTCTCGTTTCACTGCGAGGGTAGCGCAGGTCTATCCTAAAGATATTTTCTTTTTTTTTTGTGGTAAGGGCAAAAGTAATTTTTTGTTTTGGATTCATATGGGCATACCCAGCCCCCACCGAATCACCCACCACAAAATAGGGGTCCCAAGTCATATACCCATGATTTTGTCAAGCGAATAATGCAAATGTTACAATGCATCACGCAAATGTGAACAACTGTAACAAAGCCCAAATGTTTCACGTGAAACAATATGCAACAAGAATAAGTGTGACATAAATGCAACATAATCCAGGACTAGGGGTAAAAGTTTAAGTAAATGAAAACAAAAGCTTGACATAGGATAGGCAAGGGCCATGCCTAACTGAGAACGATTCGCATTTGCATATCGCCACAGATTCGCACAATTGCTTGCATCGGTTTACATATTAACGCATTCAAATATATGAATATATAGACCAAAGCTAAACCCTGCCTAAGCAAGGTCTAACCTATCCCGAAGTGTCACAAGCTCATGGCGACATAGAACAACAGATAAGCAACAACGACAAAGCAAATGCAATCAATCGCCGCGCCAGTCCAACGCATCACATCTTGGTACTTCATGCTATCACCCTCAAAATGCCATAGGGCAAGGTTTGCTCTGTCCAATACATAACATTGTCATGCGCTGGCGCATAAGCTTTCCCAAAGATAGCTAGGCGCAAGGATTCTGCACTGTCTGCTTTCACGATTCTGTCTTCACCATTTAACCAAAAATGCGCGCAATAAATTATTGTCATGATTAATCCGCCCTATTGTATGGTTTTAATTCGCGTATGGTAGCAATGCTGGACTCAGGGTATTCTGAATTGACCATATCGCAAGCGGTAGCCATATCTGGCGCAATCAATTCTATGCTAAATTCATCGCCCAGTTCATCTGACAAAATGACGTGGTATTTTCTTTGCATGGTCTAATCCTTCAGTAAAAGTTTTTTAAGGTATGGCACAGGAAAACCTGTCACGCGCGATAGCTCTACTAATGTCATATTAGGGTTATAATCGTATATATCGCATATTTCTTTGTAAGTCATATCTTAAACTCCTTCTAGTTTGTTGATATTAGATAGCGCAGCGCGCTTGCTTGTCCCATGCGCCACAATGGCAACACTTTTCGCCTTAACGCCAGCACCCGCACAAAGCTTGCAAGATTCGCACGTGCTGCGCTTTCCTGCTTCTTCGCTGGCAGGGCATAATACTTCTTGTTTAGTGATATGCGCCAAATCAGCAATAACCCTAAAAGTGCGCTCGCCCCTTGCCCATGCCCCTTGCGCTTGCCCCAAAGTATCGGCGCTTGTCATGATCTGTTGCGGCATGGGGTTGATTGCGCCATGCGTGTAAGCGGTATGGCCCGCAGCGTCTAACAGTAAGCTTGACCAAATCCAGCTAGGTACGGCGGCAGGATCTCCATAAGTGCCTAAGCGAATGATCTGGCCCGCGCCAAGTGCTGCTAAGTTTGCATTGCCAGATTCGCTTGGGTATTTGCCCTTCTTATATGCTTTATACTTGCCCAATGGGCCATGCGCCAAAGTGACATAGCAAGAACGATTTAAAGCTTGCCCTTTGTGCCCGTCATGGGCTTGCCCTCTGTGTATGCAATCGCCACAAATTGCCGAATCCTTGCCAGTGCGTGATGCCGTGACAGGGTCTATCTCAGAGTGAAGGATGTAAGTTTGCGCCATATTGCCAGTTTTGCGATTCTTACTGCCCGATTGAAACAGAACAACGATAGGCTGACCATCAATCAAGCTTGGCCCTTCATATATGATATGCGTTAGATTCTTAGCCATTTTTAACACTCCTATTTGTGTTGGCGTTGATTAGTTTTATTGCGCTTGCAGATTGATAACATGAACAGTTTTGCCCCATGATGCCAGTCTATCGCGGGCGGATTCTGCTTGCGCCAATGTCATAGGGGCCAATGCTAGAGGCGTGATTGCATGGGGCTTTTCGATTGCCAGACCATAGATTGCGATTGTCATATTTTGATCCCTTACTTGTTGATTAATTAAACGCGCTTGAATTTTCTTGTGCGGGGCTTGCGATAGGCGCGGGGTTGATCAAAATTAATCAACAAGCCCAAAATTGCAAAAGACAAAGGCGCGATAACTAAAACAGAAAAGTAAAGAAATACTGTAATATCTAGCATGACGTTGATTCCTTATTGTTTGGTTGGTTGTTGCGTTTACTTGTCAGCCCAAGATTCGCTTAGGTTATCGGGCGCGCGCTTGCCAGTTAGTCTTGCATAATTATTTGCAGCAATTTGGGCGCGCGTAAAGTTTGGCGCATTTAGGACAGCTTGATTTAGTATTTCAAAAAGTGACATTTTTTATCCTTATTGGTTGGTTGATTAGGCGGACAATTCGATGCACAAATCTAGGTCAAAATCGCCTAGGTCATAAAACCCCGTATTGATCAAACGCCCTTCCAGTGTCGTCATATAAATTGGCGCTTCATCTCCGCGCAAGGGGTGCTCCCATAGGTTAAAATCGCAAATTGTCATTAGCAGAGTCGGATTATGGGACATAAACTTGTCTAGTGTCATAGCGTTGATTCCTTGGCTGTTTGCGTTTCCTTGATTCGTTTATAAAGCCTGTGCCAAGATATGCAAGCCCTTATTTTTTGTTGCCAGCACAAAACTTATTATTGAATAGAATCAGGCGCGCGCGCGAATTGCATAAACCAAAACTTCTGTCACC